AGTGTGGTGGTCAACCATGCTGCTTGGTATCTTCCTCGGTATTCTGTGCTGTGTCTTGTGGTATTTGGCTCGTGTCAACCACGATTATATCTTGGACGAGGACCTTGAGCCTGTTTACCTCGCCCCATGTATTGCGGGTATTTTATCAGTCGTACTGCTCATCAGCTCCATCTGCTCCCTTGACAAGCTCCTTGCCCCCGAGGCTGCGGCAATCGAGTACCTCCTTCGCTTGGTGGGCTAGAGTGTTTATTCTTCCTTATACCGCTGAGTGCAGGGTTGGTGGCAAGACCTACGAGAACGTTGAAATAGTGAAGCTGAACGAGCATACGTGCTGGGTGAGGTTCTTGGAGCCGGAGAGCGTTGCGGAGAAGGCCGTGTCCTTGGTGGCGGGTGATGGCAGGACAGGGAAGATCATCAAGCGCCATCTCCGGAAACACGGGGTCAGGCTTTCCTATGTGGATGTGGCGGCATGAGGTGGTTCTGGCTTACTGTTGTCCTCTCCGCTGCTGCGATGTTCTCTTGTGTGCCGTGTGAAGATGTCGAGCCGCACGTGTCGATCAACCGGACGAATATGGACATTTACATGGTAGAATGCCTGTCTAACCGGCACTCCTTTGCCGCTTGCTACTGGGGCTACATGGAGGGTGCGGAGTGGGGCAGCGTGAAGTTAGAGCTACCGAAGGACTGGTGTTAGGATGACTAAGAAAACCACATCACTGGAGAAGAAACCTCACGAGTATGGTTCCCCGTTTACTGCTATCGAGGAGCTGGACAGGGCGTGCACAAGCATGGAGCGGATCATGGGGGCAAAGATTGGTGCCATCTCCGACCTCCTCGCGGAGAACATCAAGCGACTAGATCTGCTAGAGAAACAACTTGATTCCAAGTCCGTAGCCAAGCGGAAGAAAATTCAGGCAAGTGGGCGAGACAAACAGACAGAGTAAACACACAAAAGGAAGACGCCGCGAACGAACCGATGAGGTTAGTCCCGAATCTGCTTACCAGCAGGCTCGGGACATCCTGTCTTTGCCAGACAACCCGACGACAAAGGCAAACATTGAGAAGCGGCACGAGATGTACCCCACCCTAGACCAGAAAATGGGTGACCGCGTGAATGCCGTGGCTGCGCTGCGGCTTTCTGGTTTCTGGGACAAAGAGATCCAAGACCTACTGGACATCCCCAAAGATGCGTGCTCCCGCCTCGATCAGCGTCACCCTCAGGAGATGGCTCTTGCTGAGGCGCACGCCCTGAAGATGGCCGACCACAAAATGAGGGTGAACAGGTTCAGGGTGAGGGCCGCTGCTTCCCGGCTTGCCCCGAAGATGTTGGATGTCCTACAAGAGCTTGCCGAAGACAAGGCCGTGAAAGACCACATTCGGCGGCAGAGCGCGATGGATCTTCTGAGCCTCATTGGCCTGGGAGATCCGGGGCCGCAGAAGAACCAAGACAACGTCAAGCGTGGTGCTCTTGTGGCGATTCAGAATATTATCGACAAGCAGAAGGAAGAACCCACAATTGTTGTAGAAGGGGAAGTCGTAGAGGCAGAAGATGAGTAAATCAATCGCGTGGCAGATCCCGGTGAATGTTATCGAAGTGGCGATGAAGACGCAAAATGATTTCGAGGGGCCCGTAAAAGTGTGGGGGGCCGGGTTCGACGAGGCCGCCAACTCCGTTGTTGTTGTGATGGACATAGAAGACTCGGACTGGGCCAGCCTGTCCTTTGACCAGGGTTACGAGGAGGCCACCACCAGCTTCCTCCCCATCGAAGACGGAGGATTGCCCATTCAGTGACCACCATCGACACGTTCGATGAAGTCGTCAATGAGTGCCCGACGTGCGCCGCTGCGGGGATCAACCATGAAGAGCACAAGAAGCTGATCCTTTCCAGCCCGATCCAGACAGGAATCTGGATCTGCGGATTTGACTGGTTTATCAACTCCGAGCTCCACCACAATGTTAACAGATGGTTTATGAAGGGGCTGGCATCGGGGGAGCGGCGGTTTGTTGCCATGCTCCCTCGTGACAACCTGAAGACGACCTACTTTGGTGTTTCTTACATAGTATGGTTGATCCTTAACGACCCGGAAGTGAGAATACTCTACCGGATGTCGTCGGCCACGGAGGCGCAGAAAACGCTACGTTCGGTGTCGGAGATCCTAAAGACCTCAGAGAACTTGGCCCATTTCTTCCCCGATTCTGTACTTGATGTCACTGACAAGAAGGTGAGGGACACGCAAGATTACTTGAGGGTCAGGCGAGAGGGGATCTACCGCGAGGGGACGGTCGAGGCTCGCGGGGTAGACTCGAAGGTAACCGGGGGGCATTTCACCCACCACATCTACGATGATCTCATTGACGAGAACATGATCGACTCCGACCAGTTGCAGCATGTGGCGATCAACAGGATTAAGCGGTCTGACTCCCTGTTTGTCAACCCCTCGGAGGACATCGAACTAATCATCGGTACCCGCTGGCCCGGGGCTTTCTACCAGTGGCTTCTTGAGGACAGCGGTATTACAGATGAATACTACTCCATGGTTCTCGGCTGTTACAAAGATGCCCGGTATCGTGAGTGGATGCGGGGGCTTGGACAAACCCCGACCGGCAGTGATGACGACCCCGTATGGCCGCAGCACTTCACAAAAGAAGCACTAAAGAAGATTGAGAGAAAGTCCCCGTATGACTTTGTCCACCAGTGGAAAAACCTAGCCATAGACGAGGGAGGGCGAAGGTTTCGCAAAGAGGACTTCAACCTCTACTACAAAGATCGGGACCGGGCATCTGGCGTAGAGAAAGCATACGTCAACATGGCGAATGGCGGCACATATGAGGTTGCGTTAGGCAACTTGTACCGCACCACCACCATCGACCCGGCGACCGGCGAGCACGCGAGGACGGATTACAGCGCGATCACAACCTGCGGATTTGACAGAAAGACGGGGATGATCTTCCTCCTTGACGCCAAGCGCGGGAAGTGGCTGCCGAATGAGCTGATTGAAAACATCATTCTCGCAATCCAGCGATGGAAGCCGCACGTTGTGTCCCCTGAAGACGTGGCCTTCCAGAAGACCCTGAAGCACTTCTTGAAGCAAGAAATGTCAAGACGCGGGGTGAATGCTCCAATACGCCCAGTGAAGCCGGGGAGAACGGGCAAGGGCAGGCGCATTCTTGATGCGCTACAGCCTTTCGTCGCGGCTGGGCAGCTGTATGTTTTGAAAGATCACCTCACAACGGTTGTAGACGAGCTTGTCAGTATGCAAGTTGTCGGCGGGAAGGTGGTTGGTAAAAGCCCCGACCTCGCGGACTCTCTCGCATATCACGCCGAGTTTTGGCGCGGGCTTGAGTTGAACCGTGAACCGTTGGCGGATAATAGAGAGCACATCCCTGAGTGGCAGTCGCAGAGGCCGACTCCTTACGGATTAGAAGTAAGTACATAACGGAGGAAACATGGAATACGGATCGCCCAACACTCCCGGCGGATTGTGGGCTAGAAAGCTTATTGGATGGGATCAGGCGCGGCGAGCCGGGGCAGAGAACATGCCCGATTTCCCTGATCCGTCAACGTATGGAGAGGGTGGCGTTGACCTCCGTGTTGTAGAAGAGCTTCTTCGCACCCTTTACGGGGCCAAGGATGCTCCGACCTCGTCTGGCGCGGGGAGGAAGGCATACTTTGCCGCCCTGCTGGCTTCCCGGCAGCAGCCGCCGCCATCGGTGCCGACCCCGATCCCGCCAACCCCGACCCCTGGCCTGGACGCCGGTGGGAATAGGCCGCTTCCAGGGGGATGGACCGAGGACCAGTATAGAAGGATTGTCGGCGGAAACTAAGGAGAGGGGGAGAGTGTAATGCTAACCAAAGAAGAGGCGCTTGAAGAGTTCGAGGAGTGGATCGACAGCGACGACGTGGGGAATGTTATTTGGTTTAAGTCCCCCCGTGCTAAGCACGTTGACCGCGTGTATGAGCAGGTTATCAAAATGAGGGAGTTCGACACCCCCACCCGCGCACTGATCGAGCAGGTATTCGAGCTTCTTGACAGTGAGCGGATGGAGTTCTTCCGCGATGGTCAGGGATACGCTGACCGCGTCAAGGTTACCAGGAGGTAGTGTGTTCACCTTCGACTCGTCGCAGGACGGCGCTGCAAGCGTAAAATTCGGTAAAGACAGACGTGAGGCGCTTGTCAACCTGCTTCAGAAGGAGCACTCGCAGGCCATCAGTGATCGTGCGGGGCTTGAGAAGAACTGGAAGCTGTGGCTCCAGCAGGCTAACTCCCGGCGGAAAAGGCCGGACGCCAGGGGCCGGGACTCAAAGCTGGACATGCCATTCACCCGCAGGCGCATCCAACAGAACGCTGCGCGGCTGCTCAACCCGGTTTTCCAGCAAGACCGGCTTATGGTCGCCAAGGCATCCTTCCCGCAGTACCATGAATTTGCCCTTGCCCTTGAGGGTTTCATGGAGTACATCACCGGGAAGGTGCCGCTACAGGAGATTTCAGAAGACTGGGTAGAGCAGTTTCAAATCTTCAACGTTGGCATTGTCAAAACCCCGTTTGTCCGGAAGCAGAAGCACGTCAAGCAGTGGAAAGAGATCGGGTATGAGGAATACGCCCAACTAAAGGAGGAGGGCTACCCCGGCCTCTCCAAAAGAGAGTACAAGGACAAGACGGTCCCGGCGAAGTATTTCATCGAGGAAGACAAGACAGTCACCACTTTCGTCGGCGCAGATGTACAACTCGTCCCCATCGAGGACTTTATTTGCCCGATTACAACTGCCGACATTGAGTCTGCGGACTGGGTTTCTCACCGTGTTTGGTTGACCCGTGCCGCCGTGGAAGAGCGGATTAAGCGGGGCATCTATGACGAGAAGGACGGGGACCAGAAGGTTCTCGACCTTCTCGGCAAGCCATCGTCTGAGCGCAAGAAGCTCCTCGACCACAGCACCACACGGGATGATGGCGACAGGGGAGTCGGGCCTTCCTCGAGGCAGTATGAGATTTGTGAGACATACATAGCGTTTGACTACGAGGGGAAGGGCACGCGGCGCGAAATCGTGGTGACGTGGGACAGGAAGTCCGGGGCGATCCTCCGTTGTGTTGACAACCCATACCACAACTATTGCCGCCCCTTTGTGGCTCACCACTACAAGCGTGTGCACGGGTCCATCTATGGCATCCCGGCCACATACTTGCTCGAACCGCTGCACGTCGCCAACAGCGCGTCTTTCAACCAGAGGCTAGATGCCGCGTCTAAGGCGAATGAGAAGATCATGTGTGGTCCCCCCGGCTCATGTGACGAGATGAAGGCGGTATTCGACAGGAATGGCCTGACGGGTGGGTTTTATGAGACCACGGCGGCAAAAGACGAAATCTTCGAGATGACACTTTCGCAGCCCTTCACTCAGCTTGACACGCTTGAGGCTCAGTTTGAGAGGCAGGGCGACGAGCTGATGCACCTTGGGCCGTACTCTTGGGGGAATGAGCAGGTGCAGCGCCCGACGGCGACCGGGCAGGTAACGCTTGTTGAGGAGTCCAAACAGCCGCAGTTTATGCAGCTTGAGCGATTCCGCCGGTCCTTTGCTCTCGTGGTAATGCACATGATTTCGCGCTACCGACAGTTCTACCCCGAGGGGGCGCAGTACTTCATCGAGGCCATCGACCCGGAGGCTCGCCAGGCGCTTGAGGTCGTAACGATTCAGTGGCCCGAGGAGGCCATTGAGGAATCGGTGATCGTAGAGACCAAGGTCACCTCGGCACAGATGTCCAAGCAACTGCGGAAGCAGGAAGTGGTTGCGATGCTTGACCGCGTCCCGCAGTTGTACAACACAATGATGCAAATGGCGCAGGGGGCCATGAGCGGCGGCCCGGGTGCCATGATGGCACTGAAGATGCTCCACGGGATGCAGACCCTTGTTGACGCATTCCTGACGGAGTTTGAGGTACCGAAGAAAGACCAACTTAACCCCGACTTGGTACAGGAGGCACAGGTTGCTCAGATGGTTCAGCAGCAAATGCAGGCTCTTAGCCAGCAGGTTCAAACACTTCAGGCTCAGTTGGCGCAGGCTCAGCCCCCCGCCGGAGCACCGCCCGGTGGACCAATGGGGCAGCAAGCTGGCCCTCAACCCGGCGTACAAGGACCTGCTCCGATGGGTATGGCAGGAGCGTGACCTAATAATAGGACGTATTAGGAGAGCAAGCAAGGAGGACGACTTACGAGTGATCCAGGGTGAGTTGAGGATGGTGGAGAAAATCTACAGACTATTAAGCAGCTATTTGAAGGAGGACAACAATGGCTGATGACCCGAACGTGGAACCCACGATTGAACCGACCGAGCCGGACGCCCCGGCACCGGATGTTGCCCCGGATTCTGACCCGTCAATCCCGGATGAGCAGCCAGTAATTGAGCCGGATTGGTTGAACGAGCCTGTTAGCCAAGAGCCGGACCAGAGCTTACCGCAGTACCAGCAGCCCATGCCGCAGTACCAGCAGCCGCAGCAGCCTGATGCCGAGGCGGAGCTGAACACTTTTGTTCGTGACCCCCGCGCATATATGGGCGAGGTTGCACGGCACGAGGCGGCGGCCATCGCGCAGCAAGCGATGGCGCAGCACATGGCCCCCATTAACGCGCAGATGAACGCGTATATGGAGGGTCAGGTTGCCATGCAGACCGCAGAGGCGGACAACTCTATCCGGCGGATGTACAAAGAGAGTTTTAGCAAAGACGAGGCATTTGTTGGCGACAAGAGGGTTCAACAGGAAGTTCAGAAGACTCTTGAGGGCCTGAGATGGCAGGCCGAGCAGCAGGCCAGAATGGGCAACCCTCGTGGGCTTCTCATGTTCCAACAGCCCGGATTTGCAAACGTAACGCTGGCGGCGGTGAAGGCGTCGCTCGGCGCTACAGGGGGAGCGGTTGCACCGTCCGCAGCGCCTCACGCCGAGCCGACGGCCCCAACGATGAAGCCCGAGGCGGTAGTAGACATCGACCCTGACACGGCGGAAGCACTGCGCTCAAGGTTTGGTGATGCCTACCTCGAACGGTACAAGCAATCGCTCGCCGACGAACAGGCAGGGAGGTAACCTATGCCTAATCATCCTAGCACCTCAGACTGGAAGAAGTACGAGGAAGTTATCAACGCGGGAGTCCAGGGATGGAACCCGCTACAGCGTCTCCCGGTACTTCTTGAAAAAGAGTATCCGTGGATGAGGAAGTTTAATGTTGGGTTCTGCTCCGAGTCCGATCTTTCGCACTGGCGGACTCTCGGCTGGGAGCATCTGAGAACCGAGCATTTTGATATTGACAACTTTAACGCGGCTATCGCCCTGCGTTTTGGCCTGACCGACGATGGCGGGGTCATCAAGTACAATAACAATTGGTTGATGATCCAGCCTAAAGACTTCCGCAAGCGCGTCATCCAATCCCGCAACGACGCCTTCGAGGACTTCTACAAGAAAACCACCTCTTCACAAGGTGGCGCTCCTGAGCAAGATCCCCGCAAGCGTGAGCTGGACGCCCTGTCTGGCAGTAAGCTGGAGGAGACACGTGTCCGCACAGAACAGAAGGAAGAGGAAAAGCCAAAGCGAAGGGGGAGGCCGCCGAAGAATAAGTAAGGAGACTGCAAATGGCAGCTAGTTCTTGGAACGCAAAGCAGCCTCGGATCATTTCCGTGGAAGGCAATGCGGCTCCGATTTTCAAGTTTAAGGAGGAGGCTTCCCAGTCTTTTAAGGCTGGCACCCCCGTCAAGCTCGACGGCGGCGAAGTCGAGATCGGCACTGATGGCACTGTCGGTTTCCTCGGTATCGCCATGGAAGATGCCAGCGGCACTGCGGACACCCTCATCTCCGTTCAGGTCGTGCGCCCCGGTGATCGTGTAATCGCTCGCGTGTCCAACAACGGGACCGCCGCGAAGCCGACCACTCTCACTCAGGGGATGGCGTATGGTTGGCACATCGACGCGGACTCGGTGTTCACTGTTGATTCTGCTGACGCCACTACTCACATCCTCTATTATAATGCCCCCCTTTATGATGCCACCGGGACGTCAACCTATTGGGGCGTTTTCTCTTTGGTTCCCGCACAGGCCGGGTCGCTCGACGGCGACGACAATTAGGAAGGAGTAGCAGATGGCTAGTACCACTTTTTCGTTCGCTAAGGCTGTTGCTCTTACCGACTACCAGCCCGCATTTCGATCCAAGCAGGACGAGCAGCTTTGGGATCACGGCAAGGTTTGCACCGAGAAGAAGACCAATCGGGCAACCGAGCAGGTGTTCTCCTATGCTGGGCTTCCTGCCGCCAACCAGACCGGTGAGCTCGAGCCGATCTATTATACCGACATGGCCGAGCTCGGGGCGACCACTTTCACGGTCAACAAGTATACGCTTGCGACCATGATGAGCCACGAGCTTATCAAGGACAACATCCATCTTCCTGACATCATGAAGGAAGCCGGTATTGCTGCCCGTGAGTCGCATCGGTTCATCAAGGCCCAGGCAATTGCCGCGATCTTTAACCGCGCCTTCAACTCCGATTACGCCATGTACGATGGCGTTGAGCTGTGCGGCACCCACACCATGAACGACGGCACCAGCTATGACAACGCTCTGACTGCTGCCTCGCTCACCTTCGACAACGCGTGGCTGGCGATCAACCACTTTGAGACCTCACTGGTTTCGCACTCTGGTCTCTACCTGCACGACAAGCCGGACTGCCTCGTCTATCACCCCTCCAAGGAGAAGGAGGCCCAGGCGATCTTGCAGTCCAGCCTTGAGCCGGGGACTGCGGACAACAACAAGAACACCATCAGGAGCTATAACCTGACTCCGGTGCCCTGCCGCTTCCTCTCGACCTCGACCAACTGGTTCATTACCGGGTCGAAGTTCAAGAA